GCAACATTTTCGGATGGCGGCGTCATAAGGACGGCCTGCGCCGTTTCCGTTCGGCATACTTGCGAATCCCCCGCAAGAACGGTAAGTCAGTACTGGCCGCGGCCATCGGCCTGGCGCTCTTCTGCGCGGATGGGGAACACGGTGCGGAGGTGTACAGCGGTGCCACAACGGAAAGGCAGGCGTGGGAGGTGTTCCGGCCGGCGCGGCTCATGGCCGAGAAAACGCCGGACTTGCTGGAGGCGGCCGGGATTGAGGTACTGAAAGCTTCGATGGTTATCGAGGCGGACTTCTCGCGGTTCGAGCCCGTCATTGGAAAACCTGGGGACGGCGCCAGCCCGCACGCGGCCATTGTTGATGAATACCATGAGCATGCTGTACCGGATCTAGTGGACACGATGCAGACCGGCATGGGCGCGCGAGAGCAGCCACTGCTGTTGATTATCACCACCGCCGGGGACAACCTGGCAGGCCCATGCTACGAGCATGAACAGGGGGTGAAAAAAATCCTGGAGGGTGTCATCGACGACCCCGAGGCGTTCGGGCTGCTCTACGGCATCGACGACGCCGACGACTGGACGGACCCGGCCGCGCTGCGGAAGGCGAACCCCAACTACGGGGTTTCCGTGTTCGAGGATTTTTTGATTGCGCAACAGCGGGCGGCCATCATGACGCCGGCAACACAGGCGCGGTTCAAGACCAAGCACCTGAATGCGTGGTGCGGCGCTGGTTCGCAGCTGATCCCCCTGGCGCACTGGCAGCGCGCAGCGGACCCGCTGTTGATGCCGGCGGACCTCGCGGGGTGCGAGTGTTTCGGGTCTCTGGATATGGCGTCCAAGATCGACCTGTGCGCTGCCAGCTATACATTCCGTAAGTATCTGGACGGAAAGCCCCACTACTACCTGTTCGGCCGGTACTGGCTTCCCCAGGAGACCATCGAGGCCCCTGGGAAAAACCGTACCAGCTATGAACGGTGGGTGCGCGAGGGGCATCTCACCCCGACCCTCGGCGCGGTGGTGGACTTCGGCCTGATTACCGAGCAGGTGGCCGCGGACTTGCGCACCTACGGGGCCCGGGAATTCATCTTCGACCCTTTCAACGCGCAGCAGGTAGCCCTAGATGTGGGGGAGATTGTCGGCGATTCCCTAGATATAGTAGAGTTCCAGCAGAAACCGTGGAATTTCGCCCTGCCGGTTGACGACTTCATCGCCGCCCTGGTGGACGGGCGAGTGCACCACGACGGGAACCCGGTCACCACGTGGTGCCTGTCGAACGTTGTTGGGAAGCCGAGCACGAAGGGGCTGCACTCACCCGTCAAGCAAGCGGCGGATCAGAAAATTGACGGGGCGATTGCCATATTCATGGGCATGTCGCGGGCTGCGGTGCGGAGCGAGGAAGACAAGGGGATATCTGGATGGCTAAACAACCCCGTCCTGTAGGCGGGTTGCTGCGGCGCTTGTTCGGCGGCACGAAGGCCGCCGGGGGCCGCACGTACTCGCTCACGGACGAAGCGTTTATTCGGCGCATCCTGGGCGTCGATACCGACGCGGGTATCACCATCTCGGAGGATACGGCTCTCCGCCTGACCACTGTGTGGTCATGCGTGCGCCTGTTGTCGGAGACCATCGCGGGCCTACCTTGGGGTATCTACGAGCGGCGCAGGGACGGCACCGCGGTTCCGGTCTTGGACCATGAACTGGCTGGCCTGCTGAACGGCAGCCCGAACCTGTGGATGACCCCGCAGGATCTGCGCGAGGCGCAAGTATCGGCCCTGTGTCTCGCGGGGAATTCCTATAGCTACGTGGAGCGGTCGGTCACACGGGGCATGCCTACGTCAATTACCCCGGACCCGACGATTACGGCGCGGGTGCTGTCCGACGGGACGATGGAGTACCGGCGCGGGGGTGCGCTGCTACCGCAGTCCGCGGTGTGGCACCTCAAAGGGTTTGGCAGTAACGGGTACCTGGGGCTCTCGCCGGTTGGGTACGCCCGGCAGGCTATCGGGTACGGCCTGGCCGCCGAGAGTTTCGGGGCACGGTTTTTCAAGCAGGGTGCGGTGTCTAGCGCGGTGGTGCTGGCAAAGGACTGGCTGGGCGACAAAGAGCGTGAGACCGCGCGGAAGATCCTGAACGACCTTTGGACCGGCTTAACCAACGCGCATAGTGTGAAGCTGCTCGAAGGCGGCATGGACATCAAGCAGGTTACTATGCCGCTTGAAGACGCGCAGTTTCTTGAGACACGGAAGTTCGAGGTCGAAGAGATATGCCGCATCTACCGGGTGCCGCCATATCTGGTCATGGCCCAGGATTCGGCGAGTTACAACAGCTTGGAAAAATATGCCGAGGGGTTTTTACAATTCACGCTCCTACCGTACCTGACGCGGTACGAGCAAAGCTTTGCCCGGGCGCTGCTGCCCGTGGAACAGCGGGGCCGGTATTTCCTCCGGTTCGATGTGGACGCGCTGCGTCGGGCCGATGCGCCGGGCCGGGCCGGGTTGTACTCGGTGTTCTTGCAAAACGGCGTCATGTCGCGGAATGAAGTCCGCGTGCGCGAGAACTTAGCGCCGTCCGATGACCCCGGCATGAGTGCCTACACCGCGCAGGTTAACATGGCGCCGGTATCACAGATCGGAACAGGGGGTGAGGCATGAAATTCTTGTCATGCGAAACGGAGTTCAAGGCGGACGATGCGGGGGAGTTCTCCGGCTACGCGTCAGTGTACGGCAACGTGGACCGCGGCGGCGACGTGGTGCAAGCCGGGGCGTTCAAGGAGTTTGAGGCGAACGCCGATGGCCGCGTCGTCATGCTGTGGCAGCATCGTTCGGACCAGCCCATTGGCACCGCGCGGGTCAAGAGTGACAAGCACGGCCTCGCGTTCGAGGGGCGCCTGGTCTTGGAAGATCCCCGTTCTCAGGTGGCCCTAGCGCACATGAAGGCGCGCAGTGTGCGCGGCATGTCGTTTGGGTACGACGTGCTGCCGGGCGGGGCGGAGATTACGAAGGGTGGAGTGCGTAAGTTGACCGCGCTTAAGCTGTGGGAAATTTCGTTGGTGACGTTCCCGATGAACGTGGCGGCCGGCGTATCTGCGGTCAAGACCATTCGAGAATTTGAGGAATTCCTGCGGGATGCAGGGTTTAGCAAGACCCAGGCGGTTACCATTGCTGCGGGGGGATTCCGCACGATGTCGGGACGGCGGGACGCTGCGCCCAGCCTGGCGGAAGTTATGCGGAACGAATTCAACGCTTTTTAAAGGAATGCAAGATGGAACCCGATGAAATCAAGGAAGTGCAGGAGGTCTTGAAGCAGGGCCTCAAGGACGTGAAGGATCAGACTCAGCAGGCGATGGATCAGGCCCTGCACGAGGTCAAGACGCTTTCGGCGATCACCACCAAGACGAACGAAGAGCTGGTCAAGCTCGGAGAGAAGTCGACCGAGCTGCAAGCGCGCATCCTGGACGCCGAGCAGAAGGCCGATGCCGCCCTGAAACGCCACGTCGAGCCGGAAGCCCGCGGCGTCAAGACGCCCGGTCAACTGGTGGCGGAGTCCGACGAGTGGAGGGCCGCGGCCGCGCTGGGTTCGCGGGCGAAGGCGATGGACGCCGTTGCTCTGAAAACGCTGTTTCCGAGCAAGACGGCTATCGTCAACGCCACCGGCGCCAGCCAGCCCCTGGTCCCCGCGGATCGGGTGGCGATGGTCATGCCATCCGAGCGGCAGCTTACCATCCGCAGCTTGATCCCCACTGGGGTCACGGGGTCCAACGTGGTGGAGTATGCCCGCGAAAACGTTTTCACAAATTCCGCGGCGCCGCAGTATTCGAGCCCGAACCGTGAAAACGTGGCGAAGGCCGAATCGGGCATCACGTTCACGCTCGAATCCGCGGCGGTTATCACCGTGGCGCACTGGATTCCCGCATCGCGCCAGGTGCTGTCCGATGCCGGCATGCTGATGGGGTACATCGATAACCGCCTGACCTACGGTCTCAAGCTGGAGGAAGAGGACGAAATCCTCAACGGCGACGGCACCGGCGGCACGCTGGACGGCCTCATGAACCAGGCCACGGCGTATTCCGGCGCGGTGTCGGGAGACCAGCGGCTTGATACGATCCTCCGGGCGCTGCTCCAGGTGACCACCGGCTCCGAGTACGTCGGGGACGGCGTGGTGCTGTCTCATGTCGATTGGGCCGAACTGCTGCTGCTCAAGGACACGCAGGGCCGTTATCTGTTCGGCGACCCGTCCATGCAGCGCGCCCCGATGGTGTGGGGCCGCCCGGTGGTGCCGACGAACAGCATGGCCACGGGGTCGTTCCTGGTGGGAGCGTTCCAGCTGGGCGCGCAGGTGTGGGACCGGGAGGATGCCAACATCCGCATCAGCGAATCGCACAGCGATTTTTTCGTGAAAAACATGGTGGCGATCCTGTGCGAAGAGCGCCTGGCTCTAACGGTCTATCGGCCGCTCGCGCTGGTGACGGGCACGTTCTAACAGGGGCGGGGTTGGGGTCGGTCTGTGGGGCCGGCCCCCTTTTTCCCCGGGGGCGTTATGCAAATTGCAATGCGAGTCTTGCGGCGCTACGTGGGCACGGAAGGCAAGCCGATGCCGGGGGACGTTGTGCACGTCACCCCGCAGCGCGCGGCCCGACTGGAGGCCCGCGGGCAGGCGTGCCGCCTGGTATCCGCCCCGGCGTACCGGTGCATGTGGGAGCGGGCCACGGTGTGTATCGTCGCGGGCGGCCCGTCCCTGGTGGAATCGGACGTGCGTGCGGCGAAAGCGCGCGGCTGGAAGATGCTCGGTGTGAATGATGCGTATCGCATGCTGCCGGAGCTGGACGCGCTGTATGCGTGCGATGGGAAATTCTGGCGTGCGCATCATGCCGACTTGCCGGCGGGTCTGCGCGGCAAGTGCTACACGCGGGACTCGGAGGCTGCCGCGCAGTACGGCCTGCACCACGTCCCGTCATCGAACGGGCGGGGCCTGTGCCTCGATGCGGGGCGTATCCATGAGGGTGGAAACTCCGGATATCAGGCTATGAACCTGGCATACCATGCCGGAGCGTCCCGCATGGTGCTGCTCGGGTTTGACATGCGGAGGGGCAAAGGGGGCCGCAAGCACTGGTTCGGTGACCACCCGGCGGGCCTGAACGTTGAATCTCCGTATGACGTGTGGATCGAAAAATTCGGGCCGTTGGCGCTGGACCTGGCGCTCAACGGGGTGGAGGTCATCAATGCGTCGCGCGAGACCGCGCTACGGTGTTTCGAGCGGAGGCCCCTTGAGACCGTTGCTGATTGAGGGCATGCACGGCCTCGGGGACAACCTGTATCAACGGGCGGTGTTGCGTGCGCTCGGGTGGGAGGGGGTGTATCTCGCAACCCCCTGGCCGGAGCTTTACGCCGATATGCCAATCAAATGCGTGCGGCCGAACACGAAGCTGCGCACGCAGGGCAAGAACGTGAGGCGCCAGCCGGCGTCGTCCTGGCACGCCGCCCCCGCGGGCGCCACGGTGCGGCGCTGGCACTACGCCGCCCGCAAGGGGGTGTCGATCACGGAGGCATTGCTTGACGACCTCGGCGAGGCACGGCGCCCGGCGGAGTTCGTTCCGCCCCCGGTGGGGGCGTTTACGCCGGGCGGTAGCCCCTACGTGTTTTTTCGGCCCGCCACGATTCGGGCGGAGTGGCGGGCGGACGCGCGCAACCCCGACCCTCAGTACCTGGCGCGGGGGGTTGCGGCGGCAGTCGAGGCGGGGCTCCGGGCTTACGGGTTCGCGGATCTGCATGGCCGCGACGAATGGCTCGCGCCAGGGCCGCAGCCGCGGCTGGACGGCCGGTGGTATGCGGGGGAGGTCCATCCGGCGGATCTGATGGGGGCGTTCGCGCGGGCCGCGTGTGCAGTCGGCGGCCCCGGGTGGGTCGTGCCCGCGGCCCTGACGTTTGGCACCCCGTTGCTGCTGGTATTCGGAGGGTGGGGGGCGGATAACGGGCCGGAGCGGCTGTTAGGTCCCCTGGTCGGGGGGCATCGGATTTTCCCGGCGATGCCGGATGAATTCTGCCGTTGTAGTTCGTGGGGCCACGCGTGCAATAAAACCATCAGTGGGTTCGATCATGACGCTCGATTATTCGCTACTCGATTCGCTGACCGCCGATCAGCTGATTTGGCTGCCTGACCGGGGCATCGGCTGGTATCCCGTGCGCGAGGCCCCGTATGGCCTAGCGTATTGGGAGCGATACCTGCAAATGGACCAGCCTTCCATCGGCGCCCGGCTCACGGAGATGCGCATCGACCTGGTGGAATGCTTCTATAACGGCGGCGTGGTCGACGTTGGCATCGGGGGCGGGCGTTTCGTGACGGAAAAACGGGGTGCCCGCGGGTACGACGTGAATCGATACGCCGAAGCCTGGCTGCGGGAAACTGGCCGGTGGGCGGACCCCTACGCGGAGCCGGCGGGGGCGCTGTGCTTTTGGGATTCGCTGGAGCACATTCACAACCCCTCGCAGCTGCTCCAGTCCGTGCAGTCCTACGTGTTCGTGTCCTGCCCCGTGTTCCGCGACGCCGCGCATGTGATGGGGTCGAAGCATTACAGGCGGGACGAACACTGCTGGTATTTCACCCGCGAGGGCATTCGGGATTTCATGGGGCGGTTCGGGTTGGAGCAGTGCCATGCGAACAGCATGGAGCAGTCAGCGGGGCGGGAGGACATTGAGACGTTCGTTTTCCGGAGGGCCGCGGCGTGAGCCTAGTTCGACTGACACAACCGGCGTGGGAGCCGGTCACCGTGGCCGAGGCGTTTACGCATCTCCGCGTGGATGGGTACGGCGAGAGTCCGGCGCACCCCGACCTAGACCTGATTACCTCGATGGTCACCGTGGCCCGGGAGTACGTCGAAGACCACTGTGGGCTGTCCGTTTCGCCCTCGGACTGGCGGTACGCGCTGGA